GCACCTATGCTTGTCAGCGCCGCGAGGAGGGTGTTCCCCCCGCCCACCTGTGCCGCACAACCACAGGGGCTAGCGCCAGGAGCCCATGCCGTGTACTTGTACGCGCTGCCGGGGTACTTCTCGCGGTCGATGAACCAACCGTTCGTCAGGTAGTAGCGAACTGGCGGATTGGACATAATAACGCGGCGGTCGATGGTAGTCATTTCGCACCCGTGACCGTGGCGATGGCGGCGCGGATGGTAAGGATCAGGTCGCGCATCGCGGCAGATGGCGCTCGCTCGCGCCCCAGTTCCGCCGCCGCCATAACGGTCAACGTGCAGTCAGCCTCGACCAGCGCCGCCCGCAGGTCGCGCGTGACGCCCTCAATCTCGTCGATGAGTGCGCTGGACTCATTCCAACCGCGCCCTGCGACCGCATCCCGCAAGAGGCGGAATCTCTCCTCGATAGGTTCCTGGCCCGGCGTGTGCTTCGCTTGCTTTGTCATGGTGTACTCCTCTTGGTGCCGCAGTTGGGCGGCTTTCCATTTCAGGGACATGTTCTCTCCTTTGCCCAAAGGCGGTTAGAATGCCCGGACTCCATGCCGATCTTCCTGTAGCAACCGCGCCGCTTCGTGCCGACAGGCGCTCCGGTTGGCGCAGGGTCCAATCGTGATGATCGTGGTCCCGATGGCCACGATGTACTTGAATCGTCGGCCGTCCCGGCGCTCCTCTACTCCAATGTCCTTGACGGTCCAGTCGGTAGGGCTCAATCTCGGCATTGTGCTCTCCTTTGCCTTTCGGCGTTTGCCCACCTCGCGCAGTTACCCGGAAATCCCGGACAACTCACGCGAGTAGGGCAGGCGCCGTCAGGCTTTCGTGCCCTTGTGGTGAGTTCCGTGCTGGTGATTCTTGCCGCGAATCCTGTACCCGCAGTCACACCACTTAGCCGACGTGCGATTCGCCTTGGTTGCCTTCGCGTTCTTGGTCATGGTTGCTCCTTCTCCCGGCCATTCGGCCAAGGCCCACCTCGCGGCCCCCACCGCGAGTAGGGCGCGGGTCGTCAGGCTATCTTGGCCAGCAGTTGCGGAATCATCTCCTCGCGGATGTACTTGGTCGCGGGCTTCTCCATGGGTTCCGCTGCCTGGCGATCCAGGCGGCGCTTGATTTCTTCAAGGCCGTCGCGGAGCGTGGCTACTTGGCCTTCCAGTTCTTCGATTCTCGGATTGTTCATCGTGGTCCCTTTCAGTTGCCCGGCATCGGCCGGTGAGCATCGGCCCACTAGAGGCCGACGCCTACGGGTCGGGGGTTGGCGTCAAACGTCCCAAATCTGTATATCGTCGGGCTGGAGGCCCATCCGGAGTACCTCGCTCTCCCAGTTCCAAAGGGCGAAGTACATCCATCGGAAACCGGCGACGTGAACGGCGACCATTCTGTAGGTTAGGGACTTCCGCATGGTGTCACGCTCCAATCCCTTCCGGCCGGACGTACCCGCGTTGAGCGTGACCACAAGGTGGGCAGAGGTCCGGGCCGGTTGGGGATTCGATGTTGGGTTTCTTGTGGTCACGCTAATCATTGTAGCACACAATTCGGCAGATTCAAGATAATTCGGTAGCACAAAAAAGAAAATCTGATATGCTGAGGGAATGGCAACAAGAGGCCCCAAGCCCAAACCGGAAGAGACTCGCCGAAATCACGGACTCCATCTGCGTATGACAAGGGCAGAGTTTCAGGCCGTCGCCGACGCCGCCAGGACTGACGCGCAGCCCATATCCGCATGGGTTCGCGGAGCGATCCGACAAGCCATTGCGGAAAAATCGGCAAAGATTTCTTGAAATGTCCCCGTGGTCGTGATAGAAAGCCTATGTGTTGGCGTGGGACTGACGGCGGCTGGACTGTACCACGGACGAACAGAAATGGCCCAGGACGTGACAACGCAGCAAGGGGGTAGTGAGACACCTACCGAATCGAGATCGCCCGCCTCAAACGATCCTGGCGAGCCCAAATCCTCCGAAAACACCGCGAATGGGGCGAAAACCGAGAAACCAGCCGGAACCGAGGGGGCCGAGAAATCGAACCGGGGCGAACCTGCGAAGCCGAATCCGATGCTCGGAATGGCCGTCGGGCTTGGACAGCGGAAGTGTGGCGAGTTCGTTAGGGCGTCGAAGAAGGGTGAGCGAAAAGGCAAAGCCACGCGGTTGATGAGCGTGGAGGAGCTGAACGCTAAAAGAGCGGTTGTGCTCGAAGCCCTGAGAAACGGTAAGACGCTCAAGGCGGCAGCGAAGGCGGCAGGATATGGGTTTGTGTGGTTGTGGGAGCAGCGGAGGGCTGATCCAGAGTTCGCTGCGGCCTGTGAGGAGGCGATACAGCAGGGCACCGACGTTCTGGAGGACGTACTGTTGGCCTGTGCGACCAAGGCCACGAATTCCCCGAAGCATCAAACCGCGTTGATCTTCGCCCTGAAAAATCGCCGGCCGCACAAGTGGAGGGACCGCCAAGAACTCGGGGTGGATGGTGGGCTGGACCTGCGTAGCATGGCGTCCACGCCGGAGGAGGAGTTGATGCGAATCGCCTATGCCTCTCGCGTGATCGACGTTCAGGCGTTGCCGCTGTTGCCGGCACCCACCTCCGCGACGGAATTGCCGCATGAGTGAGAGCAAAGCGAAATACAGGGGTTGGGCGGAGGATCAGGCGAGAGAGGCGGATCGCCTCCGCCAGCAGCAGAGGACGGGCGCAGACAGAGGCGTTTGACGAGGTATTGGAGGGCGCGGCCAGCGGGTAACGGCCGGCCGGTCAATGGAGTGACCCATGATCCTAAAGAGGCACACTTGGACGTGGCGTAACCAGCGGGGGGCAATCACAAAGCGGGACATCCGCAACATCGCCAAGGCGTTCCTGGCGGCGGAGTTCATTCCACGTCCTACGGACATAATCCACTACGTTCCCGGTTGGCTGTACAGGCAGTTGGAGCGGCTATACGAGCGGAGGGGGCGGTGATGCAGCATTCAGGGCTGTACATCCTGGTTGAGCGATTGAGCGCGTGCCGCCGCGATCCTACTCGGTCTCCGCAGTGGTCATCGGAGCAGGAGGAGGAGTTTCGGAGGGAGCGGATACCGATCTACCAGCGTCGGGCGGCGGCGAGAAAACCGCTGTTCGTTGAGGACGGGCGGTTGGGGGAGAGAGAGGAGCGGCGGAGATGACCGAGCCGACAGAAACCCGCCGCATTATCGAGGCCCGCTGGGCGCTGGCGGCGCGGCACCCGATGCACTTCGGGCTGTCGTTCGTGAACACCATCGACAGCCACGCGCCGTCAGGCACGGAGCCGGTTCGACCGTTCCCGATAGAGCGTCCTCATCTGATGTGGCTGACGCGGCTGTGGCTGGCCAATCCGTTGATGTTCGTCCCCAAGTCCCGGCAGGTCATGGCTACTTGGTGGGCGTCGATGATCTGTGCATGGTGCGTGCTGTTCCGTCGCGGGCAACTACTGTTTCAGCAGTCGAAGAAACTCGAGGACGCGGTAGGAGACGAGTGGACAGGTGACGGGTTGCTCGGGCGTACCAAGTGCATCCTGCAGCATATTCCGTGTCAGGACTGGCTGATCCCCAGGCGGTCCATCGTGATCGCCGCCGAGAGCATCTTGGTAAGGCACACGCGCAGCCGGATTGAACCGTTGCCGGAAGGTGGGGACCAGATACGATCTCACACGGCGTCGGGGGTTGTGACGGATGAGACCTCGCTACAGCCTGGGTTCTCGGACGCGCTCCAGGCGGTCATGTCATCGGTTCGGCGTGGCTGGTGGATTGGCTTGACGACGCCGAGGCTCAAAGACGGGGGAGCGTCGCTGCGGCTGGCGAAGGACATGGAAGAAGGACAAGCGGAATGAGTCCTTGTACTGTGTACTTGGTGGGGTTACAATCGATGGCATGGTCCACACGGCCTGGTTGCTCCGTGCCGCGCTAGCCGACGCGATGAAGGAGGGCAGGCCGTGAATACCAGAACATGGCGATCCAGATTCCCCTGCTGGTTCCTTCGCCGGCACAAGTGGGGTTCGTGGTCTTCGGACGGGCCGAACGCTACGCGGACGTGCCTGCGATGTGGCCTGACCATTACGGAGAATCAAGGGTTGTGGTTGTGGCGCGTGACGTTGAAGGACATGCCGTGGTGATCGCCTACTACACCTGCGTCTATTGCGGCACGGCCAAGCGGCTGACGCACGCGGCCCAAACGCCGGTCCCTGCTACGAAGTGCGGGTGCCCCCATTCGCGTAGCCGTCCGATGCAGTTTCGCGGGCACGGGCGGCGTGGGTGGGTGTCATCGGACTACGAGAAGATAGGCAGGAAGTGACCCAATCTGGTGAAGGAGAACAGGATGACGGACCACAATAATGCGAGTTCGTTTTGTGTAAATGTCGTTGTTCATGTTGTTGAGATGCTGGTATCGTTCCTTGTCTGCTATGTCGCCCTTATGTGGCTGTACCCAGAGGGACTACACGCTGTAGCCCGAATGATCGACCCAAATTCTCCATGACCCAGACCGACACCATCACGGCCCCGAGAGTCCTCATGCCTGGCATGTCGGCCCGGCCCACGTCGCGCGGCGTAGTCGTTGTGGAGTTGCACTACTCGGCCGATCCCATCGGTTGCTCTCAGGACGTTTTGGAGAGAGAGCGGCAGAGGCTTGGGTGCAAGCGGCTTTCTGGCGGCGGGTGGAAGGACTCGTGGCAGTGGCGGCAGGAAATGGAGTTGGACTGGCTGGCCCAGGCCGGCCAACCCGTGTTCAAGGCGGAGGGGCTGGACGAGCAGTTGAGGCGGATTCGGAATCCGATCCTGACGCTTGGGTATGAGTTGGTCAACGTGTCTGGGGGCAAGGTGGCCCGGCTCATCCCGAAGCGGGACGGGCCAATCAGCGTTTACAGCCTTCCCACGGAGCAGCCGGAGACGTTGCCGCCCAATGCACAGCGTGTGCTGAGGGCCTTCGCTATCGGCGGCGACGTTTCGGAGGGCGTCGGGGCGTCAGACTCGGCTGCTTCGGTATTTTCAAGCGACAGCCGGGAGCAGGTGTGTGAGTTCGCGTCGAACACGATCAGCCCGAACGATTTCGGAAGGGTTATGGTGGCTCTGGCTCGGTACTACAACGACGCCCTTCTTTGTCCCGTCCGCAAGATGCACGGGGTTACGGTCCTTCGCACGATCATGGAGGAGCAGGGCTATCCCTACGTCTGGCGTGGT